TCATGTCAAAGGTCATGTCAATACATTTCTTATCATTTATCATAACAAATAAATAATAATAAAAATAATTTGTTACTGTTGACATCACTGACATCACCTTTTTCGTCAAATTGCTATAAAATCGACCGTCAAAAAAAGATATACTTTGCTCTTTTACTTTTCTATTTCTATGGCGAATTAAAAAAGGGGTTGAGGTCATGTAGGTGATGTTTTAGGAAAAAAAGAATATAAATCGTAATAATATTATATAATTTAGGAAAAAATCTATATAAAAATAATATAATTATATAATATAATGGGAGAAGATGAGTATAGCGACTTCATGACTGCATTCCGTGAAATGGTTCATAATAAGGTATTAAATCAATTAGAATGGGCATACAAGTCAGCAGGACAGCAATTTCAAGAGGATAATTGGAAAGACCAACTTATATGTAATTATGACGCAAACCAATATGACGAAAAAGAAATACAAGAAATATTAGGGGATAATTCCATGGAAAATATGAATGAAGCCGTACATTACATGTATGAGAGTGGGTATAAAACATTTCATAATCCGTTATATTATTTTTGGCGTGAATTCGAAAGGCAAATATGCATTGATATGGTAAACGAAGGCATATTTGAAACAGAAATTAATACAATTAAAAATAAAATGATGGTTTAAATAAAGAATATAAAAATAAAATATTAAATATAATTATGTATCGTTGGCGAAGTGGTCTAACGCATTCCGCTTAAGACGGAACATTCAAGGGTTCAAATCCCTTACGATACACCAAGTCCTTATAGCATATGTTGTTAATGCACCTGAATACATACCATAATATTATTTAGGGGAATTAGGTTAAAATCCTAATAAGGATACTTGCTTCCATAGTTCAGATGGTTAGAACGCTTGACTGTTAATCAAGAGGTCGTTGGTTCAAATCCAACTGGAAGCGTGATTGTGTCGTATAATGGTCATTACTTTGGGCTTTGAACCCAACAATAGCGGTTCAATTCCGCTCACAATCCTAACAATTCAACAATCGATAAATAATATAATAAATTATCTACTAATAAATACAAGTCCCATTCTTCGTCTAATGTCATTATATATTATAAGTATAATTATTTTAGAATAAAATACTCATAATATATAAATGTTACAAATATATAAATCTCCAAGACCTGCAAAACGATTTATGGCAATATATAACGATCGAAAATATTATTTTGGAAGTCCGAGTGCATTTACATATATTGATGGAGCGAGTGAAAAAACAAAAGAAAATTACTGGAAACGACACATGGCAAATAAAACGGAAAAACAAAGAATACTTAATTTAATAATGTCTCCTTCATTGCTATCTGCTTATGTATTATGGGGTGATAATAGAGATATCATCGATAATATTAAAGATTTAGAAATTTTATTAGAAGGAACATAATTATTTAGGTTTAAATGGTGGTAAGTTTTTTTTACTCTTAATTTTTTGTTTTAGTTTAATTTGTTCTTTCAGATTTTTAGGGTCTATTTCTTGCACAGTTAATGGTGTCTTTTTATTAACTCGTTTTGTAGGACGGTATACAGGATATTGCTTATTTCCAACGTCTGCCCATTTTTCCTTGTGCCATCGTGTGAGACCTTCTGTCGTCTTTTTTCCACTATATTTTCCACCTAAATCAGAGTACGCACGTACTATGTATGATGATTTAAATGCACTTGGGACAGAATATATTGCATCTGCCATGCGTTTGACCTTTTCATACAATTCTTTATTTAATGGTTCGTTCATATATATTTATATATAATAATTAAAATTTATAATTCATGATAATTAACTCTTTTCTATATTTTTTTAAATTTGGCATTTTATAAGACCATGTGTTAGGAACATTTATTTTTTTAATATTATAACCTTTGAATAATTTACGAATATATGGGCTATTATTTAGAGTAAGCATAAATGTACCTTTTATAGCATCACATATTTGTCTTAATTCTTCAAAATTAAAAGTATTTGAACCTTCAGCGTAACCAAATGAAGAACTCGTATTTTCATAAGGTGGGTCTAAAAAAAAGAATGTATCTTTACTATCATATTGAGATATAACTTTTTTATAATCTTCATTTAATAATGTAGCATTTTGTAATTTCTGTTTATATATTTCAATATTATTACAAATTTTTAATGGGTTTGAAGCACGATATATAATTTTAGTGACTGGTCTTCCACTGAAACCATTAGAACCATATATTTTATGATGTATTAGTTTATCTTCTATGGTTGATATTTTTTTATTAAAATAAAAATCTGTAATTTTTTCAATTGTATCAAAGTCTTCAAGATTTTTATTACATAATTTTTTTACATTAACCCTTTTTATTAATTTTAAACCATTTATAGTTTTATTATCTAAATCATTTAGTATTGACGGAACTTCATCTTTATTAAAAAATACTGCTCCTGAACCTACAAATGGTTCTACATATAATTTATGTTTAGGTATTAATGCTAATATAGTCTCCATGATAGGCATTTTATTACCTTGTCTTGAAAATGGTGGTTTAGGCATATATATTTATGAAATATTTATTTTTTAATTTCTTGTATTTTATGAAATATTATTTTTAATAGACTACAAGACAAAAATAAAGTATAGTGTATAGTATAATTAAAAATCCTTTCTAATCTATAAAATAAATAATTTCATTAATTACAATTTAATATTAATAATTAATTTCATAATTAAATATATATGAAAGAGAGAATAAGTTATATGATAGTAGGGATATATGGTATGGGTTTGTTATCATTATTTGTAAGTCAATCTAAAAAACAGATACAATACAATCCTATAAAAAATAAATGGTTATAAATAAAATATAATTATTATATATAATGCCGTATGAATTAAAAAAGGTTAGCCCTCGTCTCTACGAAGTATTTAACAGTGAAACAGGTAAGATACATGCAAAACACAGTTCATTAAAAAATGCAAAGGCACAGATGCGTTTATTGCATATGGTAGGTGGTGCAATCTCAGGAAAAGAGGTTAAAAAATTTGTTTCTGCATCTTACGAAAAAGGTAAGGGAGATACTAAAAAAATTGGTAATTATAAATTAGATAAATCCCTTTCAAGTAATAAAGTAAAAGTTTATGCAAATCCTGAAGGTAAAGCGATTATTGCAAACCGTGGAACAACAGGAACTGCAAGTGATTGGTCTAATAATTTAATTTATGGAACATTAGGAGCAGATGCATACAAAAAAACAGATAGATATAAACAAGCAAAGAAAACACAAAAAGCGGTTTTAGATAAATACGGCAAAGAAAACACAACAAATATTGCACACAGTCAATCAGGTATTATAGCAAGAGAATTAAACAAAGAGGGTTTAGTAAATAAATCAATTATGGTAAATCCTGCATCAAAAGGAGAGAAAGTAAAGAAGAATGAACAGGTAATTAAATCTAGCCTTGACCCTGTAAGTGTACTTGTCCCAACTTCGAAACAAAAAGGAAAAGTTAATGTAATTAAAGCAAAATCATTTAACCCATTGGCACAACATTCTGCTGATATTATACGTAAAAAAGATGCATCCAAGATGTTTGGTTTAGGTGAATTAGTTCATATAGATATAAACTCGCATAATGGAAAGAATTACAAAATGGAAGGTGGAGGATTTGTTCCTCATTATTACCAACTTGAAGAAATACCTCGTAGATATATGTAGATTAAAATATGGATATATAATAATGAGAGTTTTAGAATTATTCAGTGGAACTCACAGTGTAGGTAAAATATGTAATGAAAAAGGGTGGGATGTCGTGTCACTCGATCTAAAAAATGCAGATATTAATCAAAATATTTTAGAATGGGATTATACAATTTATCCTGTTGGTCATTTTAATATTATATGGGCAAGTCCTCCGTGTGATACATTTAGTGTATTAAGGAAATCTTGGGTTGGTCGTAAATTAAAATGTCATAATGGTTTAGTATGTACGCATGAATTATTGCAAAAAGACATAGATGACATAGGATTACCAATATTAAGGAAAACAGAAGAAATAATTAATTATTTTAAACCAAAATATTATTTTATAGAAAATCCACAAACAGGATTAATGAAAAATTATATGACACATCACAAACATTACGACGTAGATTACTGCATGTATAGTGATTTTGGTTATAAAAAAAGAACTCGTATATGGACTAATTTAGAAGATTTTGAACCTAAATTATGTAATGGTAATTGTGGTAATATCGTCGAAGATAAGAAAAATAAAATACATCGTAATAATTTTGGATGTTCAAAAATGATAGAAATAAATGGAACTCTTATTAAAGTAAAAAATAAAGAAGATAGAGAAAAATACAGAAATAATAAAAATATTAAACTTGAACTAACTAATAAATATAATAATACAAATGAAGGATATAGGATACCATTTAAACTAATAAAAAGTTTATTTGAAAAAATACAATAAATTAGATTATAATTAAAATCATAATTAGTATAATAAGATAAAATTAATATCTTACTATATACTATAATGTCCCAATTAAACGAAAGACAAAATCAAGCAAGTAGCTCCCATATTTATTATGATGTATGCGTGTCTAATTTACAAAGTACAACAATAAGTCCAAAAATATTTCAATATAATGATACACGTACAGTGCCATTTATCAAAAACCCTGAAGATTATGTAATGTCCATTGTTCGTTTTACTTTAGACACGAATTCGTTACCAGTCTTTATTCCACAAATACAAACAGACCAAGCAGACAGAGATTTAACTATTTATTCTATCACATTAGCATATAATGGGTATGAAAAACAAGTTTTTGTAGATTGGAACCCACAATTAGTAACCGCACCACTAGCACCTCCACCAAGTCAAACAGTTAATAAGCAACAATACAATCAAGATGGATATTATAATTGTTATTCATATTCTTGGTTTATAGAGAGAGTATATCAAGCATTTGTCGTTGCATTTGAGGATTTAGTAGCAAATGCAGGAGTACCACCCCCACCAGTGGTACAGGGTGATGTAGGAACATTTCCACCAGTATTATCATGGGATGCAACCACAAATTCCGCAACATTATTTGCTGACAGTGAGTGGTATGCCGTAAATGATGTGTATGGAAATGGTGTTATTGAAATTTTCATGAATGCTCCATTGTTTGCATTATTTAGTACATTTCCTGCAACATTTCGAGGTTATGAAGGTGTAACAAATGGCAAAAATTATAAACTTCCTTTAGTAGATATTGGAGGAACAAATTGCACTCAAATTATTCCACCAGGTCAACAAGTCCCTGTTGCTCCTAACTCTTATCTTTCATGGAGGGCGATTACATGGACACAAGAACAAAGCACAATTGCAAATTGGTCTGCCATTTTATCGATCGTATTTACAAGTAATACATTACCAATTGACCCCGCCCAAAATTCAACACCTTTGGTTTTTAGTAATGGATTACAAGTTTCTTTAGGAGGAAATAATAGTGATTTGGCAAATGTTATTACTGATATTGTCAGTGTAGATGGTAATTATCGCCCAAATTTGGTATATAATCCTTCTGCTGAATATCGCAGAATTGCATTAAAAGGAAATCGTCCATTGTATAATTTAGACATAAATATTTTTTATAAATTAAGGACAGGAGAGTTAGTTCCTTTCAGATTATTGAGTAATGAAAGTATGACAATGAAAATATTATTCGAAAAAAAAGAAAATAAATAAAATAAATATATAAATTTTTTATCTTTTACTATTATATAATGGCAACTGACTTCAAGACTTGTTTAAGCAAAGACCCAACAATCGCAGATATTACTGATGATTTAGTATATGCTGTTAAATCAGGTGCTTCATCCACCACTTATCAGGCATTTCCTTCTACTTCCGCAACAAATAGTGTAGTAGTCTTTAACATTCAAATTCCAAGTGAGAACATCATTGTTGGACGTGATGCTTTAATCCAAGTTCCTCTTCAATTTACTCTAACTTTTTCTAATGTACCTGTTGGTGAGACTGCTGTCGCATGGGGTCAGACCGCATCCCTTCAGGCATTTCCATTTGCGTCGTGTTTAACAACTGCCACGGCTACTATTAACAATACCACAACCAGTGTCAACCTTCAGGACATCCTCCCTCAGTTACTATGTCTCAATTCTAATCGTGAGTTATACCGTTACAATGGCATGACCCCAACCCTTCCTGACCAAAATTGGGGTGCTTATGCTGATAGTTTTGGTGCTAACTCGTCGCCTCTTGCATCGTACTACAATCAGTCATATGACAATGACCAGTTGCCTCGTGGTGCTTTTCCTTGCTTTGTCCAAGTCGACCGTTTAGTAAATGGTGTATTTGTAGACCATTCTAACATATCCACAGGTGTTGCAGGTGAGACCTTTAGGGCAATTGTATTTACTTCCGTCTGCGAGCCCCTTTTCATATCGCCATTTACATACGGTGACCCTGTTCGTAATCGTCAAGGTATGGCAGGAATTAACAACATGTCTTTTACCCTTAATGTAAATTCTACCCTTAATCGTTTAGCATCTTGCATTGTCCCTGCAGGTGCATCTGTTGCAATCTCTGCGGGTGTTCCTGCTCAGGCAGATGTCGCTCTACCTGAGCAATGGTCTGCTGACAGTCAGTTATTCCGCAATGCCTATGCATCCCCTGCCATTGTGACTTCGTCGTCAGGTGGCCCCACAATTCGTCTTCGTTTGTTATCGTCCCAACCAAGCGACCGTCTTGAACCTCGTAATGTAGTCCCATATTTCGACCTTCCTCGTTACCTCACATCTAACGCAAATAATCTAAATCTTGGGTCTCGTCAAACCCGTTCTATTTCGTCGCAGTCGATACAGTTATCTCAGTTACCTGATTATTTCATTATTGTTGCTCGTAAACCAGTTGTAGACCAAACTGTAGGTGATACTTCGTCGTTCTTAAGTATTCGTAACATTAGCATCAATCTTAACAATCAGTCGGGTCTCCTCTCGTCTGCATCTACTCAGGATTTATGGCGTATGTCTGTTAAGAATGGGTCGCAACAGGCATGGCCCCAGTTCTCAGGTGAGGCATTTGTTTATTCACAGGCAGGAAATGGTGCATTTGTCCCAACTACAGGTTCTATGTTCATGGTCTCGCCTACTGATTTGTCTCTTCCTGATTACCTCACAAGTGGTTCGCTTGGTGCATTCCAACTCCAGTTCCAAGTTTCCGTATACAATCAGTTTGATGAGACCGTTCCTAATGTTGAGTTATGCGTTATCGCATGTAATTCAGGCATATTTGTTCTTCAACAGGGTACTGCCAATGTTTACACAGGCATTCTTACACGAGAGGCAGTTCTTAAGGCAAAAGAACAGAAACCTGTTGATGATGAAGACCGCATGATTGGTGGTGCTAATTTCTTGAATAGTTCTATGGCAAAACATAAGCGTCACGTAAAGCATATGTCTGCAGGTGCTATGTCAGGTGGTGCTGTGTCCGCAGGTGCAAGACCTGCTATGTCCCGTCTCCACGGTATGTATTAATTATGAAATCAATTATAAATAATTAATTGTAATTTATGAAATAAATAATTTCATAAACTATACGATCGAAAAATAAAGGTGTAGTAATATTAAATTAAATCCCTTTTAGTTTATGAAAAATATTCTTTTAGAAAATACAATTAAATAATAATAATTAAAATCATAAATAAAAAATATGAATAATAAAAATATTATATTTGTCTATAATATAATGCCAGCCCAGTCGATTTCGTTAAACAATGCATACAATGACAAACTTCGTAAAATGTTATATGATTTAGAACACGTTGATATTATTAATCATCAACCTGAAATGTTAGGTGGTGGGTCGCATGAATACCAACGCCATTTACTACCAGGCAATAGTGGGCAGTATCCTCCTATTCATATGTTAGCAGAACAAAAGGCAATGGGTGGTGCTTTACTTATGGAACGCCCAGTTGGTGGTGCAATGCCTAAGAAACGAGTAAAAAAGGCAGTAAAGGAAGCAGTAAAGAAGGCAGTAAAAAAAGCAGTAAAGGAAGAAATGAAAGAAGAAAGTTCAAGTGATGAAGAAAAAATGGGCGGTAAAGTAAACCGTATGCGTAAAGCAAAGAAATGGACTGATTACGCAGAAGACACTGCCAAGAAGGCATTAGGTTTAGCAGATATGGCAAAAACCATGGCAGGTGCAAAACCCAAAAAAGTAAATGCACGAGCCGTTGTTGTAAAAAAGGTAATGGCAGATAAGGGTATGTCCATGATTGAAGCAAGTAAATTTGTAAAAGCAAATGGTTTATACAAACCTAAATAAATAAAGTAATCAAGTAAATACATCAAGTAAATATGTGTTATTCCATGTGGATTAATGATTATAAAACCTAACTACAACATAAACAAATCATTAAAAATATTCAAAATATTTATAACACAAATAAAATATTATTACTATATATAAATGCCAGTATTTTTACAACCACACCCATTTGAATTTAGAACATTTTACAATGTAAATAAAGAAGTTGCAAAGAGACAAATGAAAAAACATGCAGTAAGTGGATATATTGGAACACCACAAGGAGACAGTGAGACATTCGATAAAATAAATGAACTATTAGACAGTCTTGACACGCAATTAGCATCATATTACCCATCTGTAAATGAAGCATTTTCTAATGATTTTACAACTGACCCATTTAACCCAAATAAATTATATAACACATTAGAAAATGTAAAAAAACAAGTTGCAAAAAAAACATTTAAATTAACTGCATTACCACAAGATGATATAGATACTATATTAGGACATATTGACACATTAACTAATTTTAAAAATATTGTCGAAAATGATATGGATACAATAGTTGAAATGATAAATCGTCCTGCTCCTAATAATTTAGACCCTGATACAGCAAAAGCAACAAATGATATATTAACTAATATACGGTTTGATGTAGGAGAAATTATTACCACATTACGCACAAAAATAACTGCATATAATAGTGGGTCAACCCAAAATCCTGAATTAGTAGGAGGATACAATTTAGATAAACCATTAAGATATTGTTCTATGTATCAAGGAAACCCAACTATTTAATTATGAAATTAATTATAAATATTAAATTGTAATTTATGAAATTATTTATTTCATAAACTATAAAAATTAATCAGTAGAATTTATAATCCATGCCTCATTTTCAGATAAACACATCATAGGATATGTTTTTAAAATAGTAACCCAACGACTATTTACTTTCTTTAATTTTTTAATTTGATTTTTATCAATTCCTAAATAACCATCTAATAAATATTTAGATGTCTTACCACCCAAATTTTTAGGAAATAATGTAATAGAAGTGCATTCATTTAATATTCGTTTAGTATCAAGCCCCATGGTTGCATTATGACTTGTAAAAATAACACTTGTATTAAAATGGCGACCAATTTCAAGCATTTCATTTAAAAGTTTAAATACTTTTGTTTTAATTATTTTATTCGAAATGACATCAATATCGTCATAAATACATAATGTATCTTTAAAATCAACTGCCCCAATATCACTCGATAAAAAGGGTTCTTCTTTAATTTTAATTCGTTTTAAATATTTGAGTTTGTCTAATGTCTCGTCATCTGCTAAACTACTAAATACAAATACATTTCGTTTAGGATACATTTTATGATATTCTGCAATATATTGTTTAGTATAATACGATTTACCTGACCCTGATTGACCTGTAATATATAAAACACTTCTTTCTGTATTCTTGTCAGGTATATGTTGAATATTTGTATCATTTTTTGACTTAAATTCATTCATACCTTCTTCAACAGGTTTATCACTTAAATATAGTGTTTTTTTACCAACAGTTGCAACCATTTTTCCAATATCTTCGAAATTTAAATTACCCAACATTTAATATATATGTATATAATTTATTCTCCTAAAATACTTATATGGACGATAATAATTTTTTTGCTTGTGGATTAATTAAACCACGTAAATAATCGATCAATTGTGTAACTTCTTTTTTAAATGTAGTTGCATTTATTTTATTTATTTTTAGTATTTTTGATTTACTGACCTTATCTGTTAGTGCTAATCTTTCTTTTAATAATTGCATATTATCATATAATTTATTCCATGGAATATTATGTTTTTCATTCAATAATAATAATAAATCAAAATCACCAGCAACCTTATTAATTAACCCATATTGTGAGTTAAAAAACTCTTCTAATTTTAGTAATCTTTTATCATCAGGATTTTTTAAAGAAATAATAGAATATAATCGTTTGAGTGATTTCATCGTGTTCTTATGTCTATATTTTTCAATATCATCTGCTAAATCTTGAATAATTTGTTTAGTATCAGGTTCATCTTGTCTGTATATATAATTTTCACTTACTTCTGCAAACATATCACCAACAGGAATAATAATGTCTAATTTAATAATGGTATTGTCTTGTAATGCATCCACTAAATCGTATTTAGCCCCATCAATTAAATCTACATAACCATTCATAATGTCTTGTGGTGTCCATCTTAAAATAAATAAATCACGTATTAATTTTACTCTATCCTCACCCTTTGCATCAAGTATTTTATTCTTATAAGATTTAGGAATTAATGGATTTTTTAAATATTCTTTTAAGTTGTCTTCATCGAAATCATATATCAATCGCTTGTCCAATCCTGATTTAAAATCCATAAAATAATATTCTTTTTTTGGTATTTCTTGCATTACTCTTTTAAAGTAATTTGCTAATATTTCAGCACGACCTTTTAATTTAGTCATTATATCATAATCACTTGTAAATAGAAGACCTCGTTGTTGATTAGAACCAATTAATTTAACTTTACCTTTAACTGCAAATTTTTCGATTAAATCACCTACATTATTATCAATCATATCAAGTGTCTTCATTTATATATAACTACAAAATAATACTATAAAATACCTAAATTAATTATGAAAATAATTATGAATATTAAATTGTAATTAATGAAATAATATTTTTTATAAACCTAAAAGGAATTTTACTTTAACATATTATGTATTTATTTTTCGATCGTATAGTCTATAATATTAATTATTTCATTTAATACAAGAAATTAAAAATAATTATTTTCATAATTATTTTTATGTATTTTTAGGAGATATTTAATAACATACTTATATATAATGGATTTTGAAAAGTTAGATGCATTGAAGAGGAAAGAATTAATAGTATTAATTGATAAATATTATAAATCAATTAAGAGAGATGTTACGCCACAATTTAGGGAATATACGAACCATGAATTAAAACAAGTTATTAAAATGTTTCAGATTAGTTTAAATTAATATAAAATTAAAATATCCTATTAATATACAATGAGTAAAACAGATTTATTTGGTGGTGCATCCATTGCAGAAAGTTCTAAGAAAATATACCTTTCAAATTTAAAACGTCTTACAGATGATAATAAAATTCCAACTAATCTAAATTTTTTAAAGGATACATCCAAGGTTATGGAAAAAATTGAAAAGATTGAAAACCCAAATACAAGACGTAGTTATTGGATTGCAGTCGTATCTGTATTAAAAGACAAGAAACCATTTAAAAAATATTAT